GGATGAAGAGCAGCGTAGATGTACTGAAGGATATACTGCTGAAGATGGTGATTACATTACTGGTTATAACTATTTTTACTTGAATTACTGTCCTATTGACCGTATGGTATATAATACTGTTTCAGATGGCAAAGGCGGTACTAAAGTATAGAGAAAACGTATTACAGAGTTCCCAAGTTTCTATGATTATGACTACTACTTCTTTGAAGCAGTACAAGAAGCTGAAGAACAAGGTAAACACCTGTGCTTACTTAAATCAAGACGTAAAGGTTACAGTTATAAACTAGCTTCAATGTCTTGTAGAAACTACTACATGGTACCTGGATCCAAATCGTATATCTATGCATCAGACGCTCAATATTTAGTTGGTGACGGTACATTTACTAAGGTTACCGGTTACATGAGTTTCATAGATAAGAATACAGCGTTTGCAAAGAAGAAATCTATCAATAAAACATTACATAAGAGAGCTGGCTTCTATACTAAGGATGAGTACGGAAATGAAGTAGAGATGGGTTTCAAATCAGAAATCATTGGCGCATCATTGAAGGACAATCCTTCAAAAGTTCGTGGTAAGGCAGGCAAACTAATCCTATTCGAGGAAGGTGGTTCTTTCCCAGAATTAGCAGCAGCGTGGTCTATTGCAAGGCCTTCTGTAGAATAGGATGGTATTGCCTTCGGTCTTATGATTGTGTTTGGTACCGGTGGTGATGATAAAGGTAACAACTTTACTGCACTGAAGGATATGTTCTATAACCCACGTGGTTATAACTGTCTAGAGTTCGATAATATATGGGATGAAGGAGTAAATACAGAGAAGTGTGGTTTCTTCTGCCCACAGTATACTAATCTTGAGAACATTGATGATGACGGTCATCGTATTTATATGGATGAAGATGGTAATACTAAGCAGAAAGAATCATTAGAGTATATCCTATCGTTACGTAAAGAAGTTGTTGAACACGCTACTAACAGTGCTACAGTAGACCGGTATGTAGCAGAGAACGCGATCACACCGTAGGAAGCTTGCTTAGACTTCAGGGGCAATATATTCCCAAAGAAAGAGCTACAACAGCATTTAGCTAATATACGTACTAACAAACTATTATAGAATCATAAACAGGTTGGTGATTTAGTGTGGAATGATGACGGTTCATTATCATGGCGTATTAAGAAGACTGGGGATGTTACTCATTATCCGTTACGCAAGGATGATGATCCTACTGGATCTATAGTAATATGGGAGCACCCAGTAAAAGATGCGCCAGTAGGCTTATACATAGCCGGTATAGATAGTTATGATTACGATCAGTCATCTACTACATCACTTGGTTCGTGTTTGATATATAAGCGATTCTAGAAGTTTGAATAGTACTACGATTTGATAGTAGCTGAATACACAGGTAGACCTGCAACAGCTGAAGAATTCTATGAAAACGTTCGTAAATTACTAGTGTACTACAACGCTAGAGCAATGTATGAAAATTAGAATAAAGGTATATTCTCTTACTTTACTTCTAAACATTGCGATTACTTATTAGCTGACTAGCCTGATATCATTACTGATGTAGTAGGCAACACCAAAGTACAACGTAAGAAAGGTTGCCATATGAACGCGTAGATTAAGTTGTGGGGTGAAGGACTAATTAAGGACTGGTTGAATGAAGAACAAGCTCCTGGTAAAAAGAATTTAACAAACATCTTATCTGAACCATTACTAGAAGAACTCATCATGTACAACGATAAGGTCAATGCTGACCGTATCATGTCATTGATGCAGATAATGATTTACAGAGAGGACTTGTACAACGTTGTTATAAAAGAGAATAAAAAAGAGAATAGAAAGCGAGTACTGTTTGAAGGACCAATATTTGCGCAAGATTGGTTCAAAGATGATACACCAGCAGAACTCGAAGATAATGTATATACATTTTAACTATGAAAACAGTAACTTCAATGCCCGCACAAAAGCTTCCTAAATCCAAAAAGAATAAGGAGTGGAAGGAATCGTGCGTCAACTATATAGTTGGTGCTGGTCGTATGGGTGGCATGAAAGATGGGTTTGATAGGGTGAGCGAGATGTAGACTTACTATGATCTATACAATAGTATCTACAATGAAAAGGATCTCAAATACGTTACCAACCCGTTTAAACAAGACGACGGTTTCCCTGCTACAGCACAAGACTATAATATCATCAAGCCTAACATCGATCAGTTGCTTGGTGAAGAAACAAAAAGACCGTTCAACTTCAATGTATGTAGAACCGGTGACATTGCTGCTTCAGAAGCATAGGATAAAGCTAAATAGATGCTTACTGACTATATTCAAGCAACCATTATGGGTAAGCTTGGTCCTGAAGAGCAACAGCAATATGAACAAGCATTGGCGTCTGGTGAGGTTATGCCTCCTGAAGCTATACACAAATACTTAACTAAAGACTATAAAGATATTGCTGAGATCGAAGCATATCACACACTTAGTTATCTTAAACGTAAATTGAACCTTACTCATGAGTTCTATAAAGGATGGAAAGATGCATTGATTGCCGGTGAAGAGATCTATTACACCGGTATTGCTAATGGTTGGCCTTATGTAGAACGAGTAAATCCGATGTACTTTGACTATGAGCGTTCATTGGATCAAGAGTTTATCAGTGATGCATCATGGTGCTGTAGAAAGATGATCATGAGTGCTACTGAGATATACGATAGATTCTACGATAAGATGACCGAGAAAGAATTAAATCAGTTACTTGAGCTTACTGAAGATAAGCCTGGTTCAGGCCTTAATCCAGAGATTAGAAAGACTGATATGGATTACAACCATATTAAGATCAATAAGAACAATCTATTCTCAGATAATCCATTTGATACTGATCATATTACAGTATACCACTGTTGTTGGAAGTCGTTTAAAAAGATTGGATTTGTCAATGTAGTTGATCCTTAGACTGGTGAAATTGAAGAATATCAAGTTGATGAGGATTACAAAGTAACCGGCAACGAGGAATCTATTGAATGGAGATGGATTATTGAAGTATGGGAAGGATATAAGATCGGTGAAGAACTGTATATTGGTATTCAACCGTTAGAGTATCAACATGTATCAGCAGATAATCCTAATTCTCAGTATCTGCCTTACTGTGGTGTTGTTTATAACAACACTAATAGTAGACCTAGATCGTTGGTTAGCTTACTGAAACCATTGCAGTATATGTATATCGTTGTATGGTATCGTCTTGAATTAGCTATGTCACGTGATAAAGGTAAGGTTGCATTGATTGATGTTACACAGATCCCAAAAGACATGGGTATTGATGTCAACAAGTGGATGCACTACCTCGGTGCATTGGGTGTTGCATTCATCAATCCATATGAAGAAGGATGGGATATTCCTGGTCGTGAAGGTGGTAAACCGTCGCAGTTTAACCAATTCCAATCATGGGATTTAAGTATGTCCAATGTGATCGATCAGTACGTAAACTTGATGGCTAAGATCGAAGATATGGTACAGAAAATTACCGGTATCACGCCTCAACGTCAAGGATAGATTGCCGCAAGTGAATTGGTTGGTAATACTAACACGGCTGTAACAATGTCTTATCACATCACTGAACCGTGGTTCTGGATGCACAATCAAGTAAAGAGTTAGGTTCTTAAGATGCTTCTAAACACATCTAAAGTAGCATGGAAAGACGATAAGCGGTGCCTTAGTTACATACTCGATGACGCTACTAGAGCATTCATTACGTTGTCAGATAACTTCTTCTATGAAGACATGGATGTATTTGTAGACGATAGTTCTAAGAATGCTACAGCAATGCAGCAGTTGCAGCAGTTATTGCAACCTGCTATGCAGAATGGCGCTAGCTTACTCGATATCGCTGAGATTATCACTATGGATAATATCACAATGATTAAGAGTAAACTTGAAGAGATTGAGCAGAAACGTATGGAGCAGATGCAACAGCAACAGCAAGCTGAGCAGCAAGCACAGCAACAAATGGCCGATGAGCAGAATAGAATCAAAGAGGAAGAGCTTATGCTTAAGGAAGCTGAGATGGATCTCGAGAAATATAAAATTGATACTGAAGCTCAGACTAAGATCACAGTTGCTGAGATTAGTGCTTATAGAATGCAGCAAGATCTTGATGCGAACCAGAATGGTGTACCCGACCCTATTGAGATAGCAAATCAACGTTTAGCTGAACGTAAACAAGAATCCGATGAAGCGTCTAAGAAGTTCGAATTCAATGCTAAAATGAGAGAATCTGAGAATAAGAAACAGATTGAAAACAAGAAGATTGAACTTGAACGTGAACGTATGAAGCACGAAACAGAGCTTCAGAAGTAGAAAGACGATGCTGCTATGGAACGTGAGAAACTGAAAGCTAAGACTGCAATTCGCAACAAAGTAACCGGAGAGAAATGATGGATCTAAAATCATTAACAGATAGAGAACTACTAGAAGGTATATACCTTATGCTAATACAAGTGTATAATAAGATTAATAACGATAACGATCAGTTAGCTATCAATCTTCTTGCAGATCTAGTAGGCTCTATAATGGAAGAAAAGAAAAATGGATAGACAATCATTTAGAGATAACATGAAACAGTATAAGGCGGCTAGGGAATAGAATCCTTAGCTGTCATACTGGGAATGGAAGAGCATACCTAGACCAAAGAAGTATGCATATGGCACCGATGAAGACGGCATACTTCCAACGCCTGTCATTGATACCAATCCTGCTGTACAGGATGCTATAGTTGATGTCAGACCGCAGATGTAGAGCTATATAGCCAACAGGGAAACATAGCAATTACTTAGCCATTTGAATAAGGAAACTGGTGATGTTAGCCCATTCTATGACGCTAGTTCAGATACGTATGGTACAGTACCATTACGTTAGGTATCTGTTGCAGCTCCTATGACTTGGGACGCTAGTAGAAAAGCTGAAGGTAGAAGAGGTGGTAACTACATGAGAGAAGCTATTAGTGATTATGCATTTCCAGTTGGTTCTGCTATCATGGATTTAGCTACTTTGACAATGCCAA